AAGAACGTCGCAAACAAGCCGCACAAAGAAAAGCAGATAAGAAAAGTCGGTTACAGGACTTAAATAGGCGACAGCGCGCTGCAGATACAGAAACATACGGAGAGGGTTCTCAATTACTTGAATCTCAGGAAGGCAATATTTACGATGTAGAAACAGGAAATTATGACCCTACTTTTAACAAGGAGGGGACAGATGAAACTATATCAAATGACGGGGTTGACCAGTTTGGAGCAGATGATGATGATGATGATGGTGGTAGCAGCGGTAGTCGTACAGTAATAATTTGTGTAGATGGTTCCCCCGAAGAAGTTACGTTCTTAACAGAATAATTTAAATGGCTCAATCTTTTACAGCACTCGGCAAGGGCAATGGTTTTCCGTTTTGTCTAACAAAGATAAATATTTCCAATAAAATTCTAGTTAATCCTCCAAGTTTAGCTGAAACAATGAATGCCTACTGGAATTTTGACAGCGTCAGCTGGGGCGGTGCAAGTTTTAATCCCGACAATGAACCAAAAGATTTAATATGTGGTTCCCCATCGCTTAATCTTGGTTCTGATTCCGCTGGTGATGAAGCTCCAAATCAAGGTGGACTTTTTAGGGTGCGTAATTCAATGCCAACATTTTTTTCTGTGGGTGGAGTAAAGTATTACAAACACGGAATTAATATGGATTTTACTGCTAGGACCCTTGTAGAAGAAAATGGCGGTGGGAAAGGCAGCACTATAAGAGTAAATTATTTCTCTGCATTATACACTGAAGAAGAAAACGAACCCTATGCTTGCTTCGATGAAATTTTTGAAGGTTCAGTAGTTGGCAAAACGGCATCTGAAAAAAATCAAACCATTAGCAGCGTAACAATATCGGGCATTCCTTTTATTAAAGAAGTAATTAAATCATTTGGTGGGACTGCTTATGCCGTAGAAGGCTCGGATGGCAAACTAGGGCCAGTTCCACCGTGTCCAACGTCAGATGGCTATCCTGCTGACCCTGGACTTCCGACATTAAATTTGCACACTTACTAACCCTTTATGATATAATACAGCTATGGCAATAGTAGATACACCAAACCAAAACCTTTTCGGAACAAATTACAACCCCGAAGACGAGGAAGAAAAGAGGGCACGACTTGCGGCACGGGGCGCAATAATGGGGGCAGGCTTTCCTGCCTTAGATTCTAATATAGTCGCACAAGTTCCTGGTATTGAAAACATTAGGAACCCTGGTGCGTTTGACCCAGCAAACATGGAGCCAGTTGAACAAGTGGGTCCGCCCACTACAGTTGGAGAATCCATAAGCCAAACGTACAATGAGTCTGTTTTGGCTGATTTAGTCAACAAGGGTTTTGGTCAAGAAGCATTTCAATCCCAAGCACCTGACGGAACACCGACGTATTCAATTTACAATAAACGATTTGGAACTTTAGGTTCTCAAGTCCCTTATTCAGAGGCAGGTCCAGAAGCTAAAGCTCAAGCTATGAATTTTATGCTAGAGACAGGTGGACAAGAACGTCCTCTTCCAGAGACTCCTACATCTCCAGTTCGTACTCCTGAGCAAGTGCAAAGCATTTTAGACGAACAGCGAGCCGCACAAGCTGCTTCAGCCCTTGGAGCAACTCAATTTACGTCACCTGACTCCTTGGCCCTTCCTTCGGAAACGGTTGGTCAGGTTCCATCGGTAAATGCTTTTTCTGCAGAAAATGCAGGACAGGTTAATGCAATGATGGAAGCGCAGAGTCTAGAGGCAACACAAGGAGGAGCAACCGCTCCACCACCAGCTCAAACCTTATCTCAGTTCATGCGTTATGAGGATGCTCCAGAACAACGTACGGAGCAGTTCGTAGATGCTCAAGGTCGTATGCGCTTTAGACCCACACAAGAAGCCTTACAGCTACAAGGACAAGGTGAAGTTGCACAACCCCCTGCCGCTGCCTTGTCATCCTTTGAACAGGACAGCCTATCTAGACAACAAAGAATCGGCGGCACTGGAAGTTACGAGGGTGACAGCGAGGCACGTGATGCTAGAGTCCGAGCTAGTGACAGGCAACCAGGCGAAAGCCAAGCAGACCGAGATACCCGCGCAGCACAAAGTAGAACTACTGGTGGGCAAACAGAGGGTCTTTCCTTTGACGACGCAAAGCGCAGAGCAGAGGGTCAACTGGCCGAGCGGGGAGTAAGAAATCCATCTGTATCTCAGGTCAATGCTTTAGCCAGAGGAATACAAGCAGGAGAGCCAGAACGTCTGGAGGCATTGGAAACTAAAAGGGCTAAGGATGCTGCTGACCTTGGACAAGCAAACACGAAGATGGGCTTTGAACCACGTGTAATTGATGTCGGAGGAGAAAGAGCTATGGAACTTTCGCCTGGTTACTTCCAACGAATTGCTAAGGACACCCCAAACAAAACTGGTCTTCAAGCAACCCTAGATAACTTGCAAGATGATTTAAAGTCAGGTCGCTTAACACAAGAGCAACACGACATCGCTGTTGGGAATGCAACAAATATTTATATAGGTCTAAAGGAACCCAAGCAGAACGAGATAGATGCAGCGAATGAGATTGCCAAACTTAAAGAGAAAGCGATGGGCACAACACCAGCTGAGGGGGATGAATTGCCGGATTCATTAAAAAATTCTAATCCCTCTCAATTTACTGGTCAAACCATTCAGGACAAGGCGGGTAACAGATACACTTCTGACGGAACAAAGTGGACTAAAATATAATTATGGCTAAATTACCCGAAGGATTTAGTCCAGTAGGTGAACCAAAATTACCTGACGGCTTTTCATTAGTTGCAAATCAAGAATTACCTGAAGGTTTTTCTTTGGTAGAAGAGGAAGACCCCAGCCTTGGTCAAATAGGCACAGGGCTTCTCTCTGAAATTGTATTAGGCGAGGGCGGTAAATACGCTGGTGCTACTGCCGGTGCCTTAGTAGCCGGACCCGTGGGCGCAGGCATAGGTTATCTTACTGGTGCTATAGGTGGAGGTATTACTGGCTCCATATCAGCTCAACGTTTGGAGGGCAGAGAAGATATATCGTGGGGTCGAGTAACCGCTGATACGCTCCTCAACGTTCTTCCGTTCGGCGCAGGTAAAGTAAGCAAGGGCGCGAAGTTATTACCTAGAGTTGCAAAGGCTACCCTTACTAGAGGAACACAGGGTGCCGGTATTTCGACTGCGGCAATGGCAATAGAGAAGGGAATCGAGGAAGGCGAGATGCTTACACTTGACGAACTAATCGTCGCGGCGGGAACAGGAGCAGGTCTAGGCATTGGTCTAGGTGCAGCGGGTGCAGCCCTGAACAAGTCATACAGCAAGCTGTTGAACAAGAGCACAGATGAAATTGATTCCCTTTATAATAAGGGTGATGTCGATGCTGTCAGCGTTGTGGATGCTATCACTGGTGGTAATCCCGCTGGTCGAGTAAGTAGAATGCTTAACAGCGTTAATAAATACGTCATGCCATCACTCGTAATAGGCAATCGCTCTGCTGAAGATGTCCGCAGGGCAGTGAATGAAATAGGGACAGCCAAGGAACTTGCTGGGCGAGCTAGGGATAACCTAGATGGTGTCTATAAGAAACTAAACAAGGCTGACCAGATTGCCGTTGACAAGTATATGGTCGGTGAATCCAAGGTATTGCCCGAGGCGGCAATCCCCTCTGAGGGTGTCATCAAGGAATCCAGAGAAATCATTAACGGATTTTCTAGTAAGATAATTGAGTTAAGCAACAAGGGAGTCCTGGACTTCGGTGATGAGGGCGATGCTCTTATTGGAACTATTAAAAAGAATCTGAAGAAGGGTAGTTATCTGACTAAGGAATACAGATTCTACGAGGATGCGAACTACGTCCCCTCTCAGGAATCCAGAAATAATTTAGTTGATTCCCTATCCAAGGCATTAAAGAAGGATGGTTTTAAAAACCCCCAACAAGAAGCTCTAGATAGGGTCAGAAAGCTGGACGACAGCCGTGACCTTGTTAATAAAAGGGTCAGTGCCAAGAGGGGAATGAATGTCATTGCCGAGAACAGTAGACTGTTCAAGCAACGAAAAGTTCTGGACAAGACGATGAAAGAATTCCTGGGGGAATACGACACTCCAGGTGAAAAGGTATTCGGAACTATCTCTAGGCTTGGGCGACTGGTCGCACAACAGGAAGCATCATTAAGAATTTCTGATAACCTTCAAAGGTCTGGTGCAGCCATACGGGCTAATCAAATACCAGCCGGTATGGCAGGCGAATACAAGATTCTCGAAATTAACAACGAGCCAATTAAGATAACCGTGGATGCGAATGCCCCCAAGGAGAACATATATGTTCTGGAGGAGGTAAATGAATCCATCAATCAACTCTATGCTACTGGAGTCCCGCAGGACACAAGCTTACTGGTTGAGAATGTTTTCAGTAAAATACTTAGCACGACTACTGGCCTAACCAAGTTCGTTAAGGTTCCGTTGGCACCCGCCGCTTACTCCCCTCAGTTAGTAGGCAATGCGTTCATGATAGTCGGTCAGGGAATGAACCCATTCCGTGGTGCCGGCAAGGGGCTACGTGTAGCCGCAAACGAAGTCTTCGGTAAGGGGCTAACCCTGAAGGAAATTCAGAGATACAAGAGCCTAGGTCTAGTTGATAAGGAGATATTTTCTAGCGATATACGCAATGCCTTTAACAAGGGATACAAGCTTATACCGGGAAAGCTGGGAAAGGGAACCGACTTCGGGATGAAGAAGCTGGGCAAGATTTATAGTGCTATTGATACAGCGAATCGTATTACTGTATTCGAGAACTATCAGAAGCAACTGAAGAATTTGATTCCGGGCATTGATGATTTTGATAGTAAGAACTTTATGGACTCTGCCACCAGAGATAAACTCGCGGCGGAGTTAACCAATTCCACCTATCAGAACTACGATAGGATATCTCCTTCACTCCGTTACCTATCAAGGGTTGGTGTGCTCAATGAGTTCGTGTCCTTCAATCTTGAGTTAACTAGGACTACATTCAACCAAGCTAGGCTAGCCAAGGCTATGGTGGATGGTTCGTTCGCCAAGAGAATGAAGGATGAATACGGCGTGACAGTAAGCCAACGTGCCGCCGCGAAGGAGGGCTCAAAGAGAATCGTAGCTTTGTCGGGCGCACTCGGTGCCGCCACAGCAGGTATAGCCGCATTCAATAAGTTAAATGGTTTCGACGATGAGAAGGTTCGGGCTATTAAAGAAACTGCCGCTCCATCTTGGGATGAGAGTAGCGCACTCCTAGTAGAGGACCAAGGTGAAGGAAAGATTGGCTTAATCAACATGGGATACAGGATGCCCGCGGCTGAACTTACCTCAATGTTTGAGTCAGGCATGGGAACTGGAAGTTACTCCGATGCTGCTTCAGCGGTATTCCAATCCTTCACGGATAAGTTCTTCGGAACGGGAACAATGAATGCCAAGAACATAATCAATACCTTGCAGGACTACAATCCAAATACTGGTCGCAAGATATCTACTAGCGTAAATAGGCTTGATAGAATCATTGACCAAGGAACATTCTACGCCAAGCAGGGTTTCAACCCCGGATTTGTTAATGACATAAAAAAGTGGGATGAAAGAACCCCAGGTGAAATGGGAGCTAGGTATCTTACTGGAGAAAGAAAGTTCAACACTACATATTTAAAGGGGGCTTCGTATAGATTCAGACCAATTAACGATAACTTCAGGGGAATCCGAGCGGGTTACTCAGGTTCTCTTAGTCGCTCCAAGAGTCCAAACGAAGCCGCTGAGAGCTACGCTAAATACAATGAGAACTACCGTCAGAATGTAGCTGAAACAATCAAGCACGTGAATAACCTAAGGATACTCGAGCAGACTGACGAGGATATATACAAGACTCTACCTCAGAATTTCTCTAAGTTCTTAAAAGGTATGGTCATGCAAGGAAAGGTTCCTGATATGCGCATTTCTTCATCCGTATCAGGAGCAAGGCTCAAAAGGATTGAAAGTTACGTGGAGAACTTCAAGAAGTTACCAAGCCAGCTTGGATTCAAGATGCTCGAGCAGGAGGCCGCACTGGGTAAAATTAAGACAGCCGATGTCAACGACATTATAACCATAGTTAAGCTACAACAGGGTCTATAAAAAAGCCCCATCCCCCTGACTACCAGGGAGATGAGACTAACTATGAACGAGGTATAAAGAAGGTGGAACTACTAACAACCACCCGCCGGGATTACTCCTTTGGCTTACCTCTCTCAATCATTATACATCATTGGATTCAAGGAACTCCTTGAGCTTTCGCTTCTCGTCCTGCAATAGTTTCCGTTGCTCCTCCATTCTCTCTATCCTGTAGGATAGGGTCCTGGATTCGTGACGAATCATTTCTATTTGCGTCTGAATCCTTTCGATGTTTTCTTTAGGTATTGGCATAAAATCATAAGGAATGATTTCTAAAAAAATGTCAACTGTTTTCTACGAGAACCTGCCCAGGCAGTGGTAGAACTTGAACATACCACCGATGTCCCTCTGACCTTCTCGGTTCTTGGCTATCTCGTAATACAGTTTTGTGTAAGGACCCTTGTCATCTATTGCCTTGGAGGATTCAAAGTCCCCCTCGGATGGATACATGAGCAACACGATGTCCGCATCGTTCTCGATGTCCCCGGAATCCTTGAGGTCATACAGCTTGAGCTTACCACTCTTGGCTCCTTCTCGGTTAACCTGAGCTAGGAGAATGACGGCTATGTTCAAATCAATAGCCATCTGTTTTATCTTGTGTGAAATATGAGATATACCCTCAGCCTTACCCTTCTTTGAATCAAAGGGTATCAACTGCAAGTAATCAATCACCAGTAACTTGACTCCGTATTTGTTAACGAACTGTCGGGTCTGGCTGCATAGGTCATCAGCACTCTTGACTGCGTGAGATGTGTAAATAGGTAGCTCGGACAGGGAGTTGACCGTCTCAGTAACTCTCTTCATTTGACTCTCAGTAGCTACGTTGTCCTCCACGTTACGAATGTTTACCCCTGACATCACTTGAGTTAAACGCTTTGTTAACTGCTTCTGTGGCATCTCCAGTGAGAAGATACCGCAATGGTGACTGTCCTTGGTGACGGCCTGTAGTGCAATGTATAGGGCTAAGGCGGACTTACCGCAGGATGTTGGTGCAGCGATGGTCATCACCTCTCCAGCCGCGATGCCTCGGTTACCCAAGTAATCATCCAGCTTATTCGTGTGCGTCTTGACTACGTCTGGCTCGTATTCGCCGGACTGCATCTTAGCAATATCATCCAGCAGTTCCTTGGCGGAGTCCCCAATCTTTATCTTAGCTTGGCTTAGTAATGGTTGAGCGTCCAGGGTATTCTCTAGCTCAGAACGAATCTCATCGTATCCCTTTGTCTCGGACTCAACGTCTTCGACTGCCAGTTTGCACGAGCGCATGAGCTCGCGGAGCTTGGACTTCTCTGATACTATGTTAGCAAAGAAGATTGCCTGAGCCTGCGTAGAAGCCTTCTCGGTGATGGCGAATAGCCCGGCTATACCTCCTACCTCATCAACGCCCCTGATGGTCTTCAGATGCTCTAGAATGGACACCTCATTAAGAGGCTTGCCTTGCAGTGCTAGTGCACCAATTGTTTCAAATAGTAGTTGGCATCTCTGCAAATAAAAATCGCCCGACTGGACGATTTGAGTAACGGAATCGTAGACTGTTGTATCCTCTTCAAGTAAACAAGATGCGATTAATCCTTCCTCCGCTTCAGCATTATGTGGTTGCTGATGGACCAGTAGCTCGAATTTGTCTTGATTCATTCTCAACTGTAGATAAAAGAGCGCGAAGTAATTGACCTAAAGCATTGTGCTTGATGCGTATTTCTCTCGGTAATCTTTGAGCATCAATCTCGTTGTGAATACTTAGGGATACCTCTGCGGCTTCTTTTATTTTTGTCATGTTTGTTAGTATATTTATGAAGTTAAGAACACTTGAACCCCCCGCCGATTTGCGGAGAGCCAAGCATTCTAGCACAAGGACTTACTTCTTCTCTTCTCTTTCGAGCATCCCTATGGCTATCAATGAGTAGCCAATTAGGTCACGAAAGATATCCTTGGATTGGTCGCCTTTTGTGGTAACTTGGAGCGACCCATCTGAACAGAAAGCTTTAGCTCTCTGGAACTTATCCTGCATCCGAATGCAGATACCCGTAAGGGGGTGAACGCCGAACTCAGTAGAAGCGTCAAAGTTAGCGAAGGGGTTATCGCAAGTCTTGCCACCCGTGTAATCCGAGTTCTTGTTAGCGGTCATCGCTAGGATGTCATCCATCTCTTCGGAGCGGAACTTATCCCACCACCCTTTATCGAAGTCCCCCATCCTTAGAAGGGTGAGTCATCACTCGTTGGCGCACTCGCTCCTGCTGGTGCAGAAGATGGAGCACTCGAGCGTTCGTCAGCGGGGTTAACTGCGAGCGACATGAAAGATAGACCGCTCTTGGCGACTTTCTTCCATCCTTTGAGGTAGTAGGTCTTACCCTCTACATCAATCTTCCCGTTGTAATCAGGATGATTGGGTTTTTCTTTGCGGTCATTCACGAAGAATGTTCCGCTGTTTGTGTTATCGTATTCAGCCATAGTTATTATTGGTTGGTTAGAATTCAGTTGTTGTAACAACTGGTAGAGATTTACCTTTGCCGTGCTTGTTAGTAGCATCAGCATCCTTTGTATCGTCAATAGCAAATAGTCCATTGAGAGAATACTTACGAGCATAAGAACTGGCGGAGCCGGTTATCTGTGCATCGTCCATACCCTTCTTTGTTTCTGCCTCCCTGGCGTAGGCACTTGCTTCGCTGACAGTATCACCGTGGGATTCGGTTACTGTTGACGTGGACTTAACGTATACTCTGCCACCTACCTCAACGACTTCATCGCTGACTGTGAGGAAACAATTGTATTTGTTCAATAAAGGCTTAACGGCCTCTAGTATATCTTCGGCGGACCTGTAAGAGTATCCTCCGAATTTATTAGTCTGTCCCTTGGGAGCCTTGAGCTCACTCTGGATGGACTGCATTATCTTTACTGTGTTATCTTTGGTCATAGTGGTTTTTGGTTAGTTCACGATACAGTTTGCATCGCTCTTTTGCATTGGAGCAGGACTCAAGTTCTTTCTTGGTCGCCCCTATAACTTTTAATTCAACAACCTGTTCAGCAGCTGTCAATGAATTTTTAAATTTTTTCGTAAGTTGTATAAGTCCAACGGGGTGAAGGACATCCAAGGTTTCCTGTTCGAGGTATGCAGCCATAGCATCGAGGACACCAGGCAAATGTTCCTTGTCACCCTTGCACATTCTCAGATAGAAGTTCTCTACCTTACCAAGTAAACTGTTTGCTTGTCTGGATATAACGCCACGAACCATCCCGGTCTGGTGGTCGTGGTCAAGAACCCAATCGTCTTTCTTCGAGGCTAGGATAGGACAGCACAATGGTTTGTTCTGTTCTCTGAATTCTTTTATTTTACTTTGAGGAAGATACGTCATATTTTTTCATCCATTCTCTAATACTTTTTTCGGCGATGCCACCGAGTTCTGCTCTGATTGAGTCATATGTCAAGCCCTTCTTTCTTAATTCATAAGCCCTGCTGGCGAACTCTTTCTTTTGCTCATCGGTAAAATATAGACGAGGCCGCCTGGTTGCCTTGTCGTTACTTATTAATCCCAGACGTTTCATTCGTTCAAATCCCTTAGACTTGCACTCACCAAGGAACTTGTTTCGAGCAATCATTTTGTCGAACTCCTTGTCGTCATGGTAAGCATCTAATAAATCCAACGTGCTTGTTATACTGCTTACGTAGTTCATTAGAATTCGTTTCCTCGAATCAAAGCGTTAAGTGGTAGGAGGACACCCTTGGATGTATTGTTATCCCCACCTCTTATATCTTTACCAGTTCCCATTAGGCTCATCACCATATCCATCAGCTTGGACTTCTCCAAGAGAATAAATATGTCACCTATATCGAAGCAGTAATACTCCGCCTTGCTTGTTACTATGCCGGATGGCTGACCCCTGGATTCGTATTCAATGAATAAGTTTCCAGTTCGTATTGCCATCAGGTCACGCTTTACTTCTATCTTTTTGTTTTCAAAGATATTACCCAGTGCTTTCTCGGACATTTGTCCAACGGCTAGGTCATACCCGAAGTCAGAATTGTATTCCATTTTTATATTTCTCTCTTGATTGATAATATTTGCCCGGTCGCACCTCGCTTGAAGACGCATCGACCAGACTTGTCGGGTGCCTTCTTTAGTAAATGTTTTAATGCTGAACTCTCATCATTAGCCCACTTAGAAGTCCTCCCCACGTAGCCATCGGGCATATTGTTCATGGTGTATTTAATTTCGTATTGATTCATTTCATACGTAGCAGCCAGTAAAGTTCAGCGCACTTCTTCGCTACCTTTATTCCTTTCTGCATATCGCTTTCCTTCCAGTCCTTGTGATGATGCTTCTTTGTATCGCAGTCAATCACAACGGAACGACAGGCTGGCAAGTAGTCCAAGCCGTGCTCCTTCATCAGCATGAATGATTCAATGGCTAACTGCTGGCAGTCCTTGGGATATGTCTTAGCCTTACCCTTGGTGTTAGTCCTGCACTTGTAGTCCGCTAAGAATAACAGGCCATCGGAATCGTGACCAATGAAGTCCACGCTACCGGCAATCTTGATTCGGTTACTCGCTACAATCTTCTCACAGGCAATTGGCTTAACACCCTCAGCGTGTATCCATTCGACGAATGGTGTAGCCCACTCATCCCAGACACTGGACTCAGGCTGTTGGTCGGAGTAAAGGAAGTTGTAATCCACGTGCTCCTCAATAACTTTGTGAACAGTGGTGCCGAACTCCGAGGACTCAATGGTATCACCAGTAATAGGGTGCTCCCTTGTTCCGTATGTTAGACGCTCGATGTCCTGCCACACGAGGTGCGGGAACTGTCGGGCTAGGGATGTAATCATCTTGGGTTTGTAGATACTATCCAAGAAACTATCCTTCACTATGCCAAGGACAGTAGTAACGGATGGGTATACTTTTGTTTTCTTCTTAGCCTGGGCTGGGGTAGTTATGTCACCCTCGAACTGGGGCTCTGATACGTCAGTGCAATTATAAAAGTGAGCCATTATAGTTCCTCCAAATCCATGATGTATTCGATTGCTTGACGAAGTGACTTGGTGCTGATGCCATCGCAGGGCATTGAAACTATCGGGTCAATGAATCCTTCCTTGTGAATTTCACAAATGTTAATCTTCCCGTCAATGTCCGCTTGCCAGATGTGAGTCATCCCCTCGTCGGCGAAGTAATCAAAAACTTCTTCGGTCTTTCTTGGTGGTAACTCACTGTGTTCAACGACTTGAATTGCTGAAGCAATCTCGTCGGCTAAAGTATCGGAAGTCTTGGCTTGGTGC